CCCCTGTTTAGGCTTTCTTATAAGTTCGGCAATTCCCATGGGTCAGCCAAGCCATGGGACCTTAGGAGCTACCTAAGGAATTAAACTGTGATCAGCAGTTGGTTGCGGGCCAGATGGGTTTACGAAGTTCCCATAAACTACGGCAATTAAGTCAAGCCGTTGACGTGTTGGCCACTAGAGACCGTAATCAATCAGGAGAATTAAGTCACTACATCTAGTTCGTATGAGGTCACCAGGCTCACTGTGCAAGATATAGTCACATAACTCCTCCATTTGACTGATTGTCACTCCGTAGCGTCGACAGAGTGAGTAGGTGTCAATGCGGGGGGCATAACGGCCTGTTTTATCAACATAGTCGTTCCTCCAGCGGGGTTTAACATGCGGAGTTCTCTTAAAGAAACAATCCTTCAATGCATCATGTAAAACATGATCACCCATCCATTGACACCCTAATAAAACTGAGCTGTTAAATTCGTTACCGCGCGTTTCAACGCAGCCACTACCGGGAAAGTCATTATCACATTGCCCTACGGCTCGTAGAATGACACCCAGATTTTGTACAGCCCAAATTTCTCCGTCGACTCCATAACAAGCATTGTGTTTAAGAAACGTTAGACGTTCCATAGGGGGGTCAACTAGAAGTGTAACCTCGTACCCAGCCAAGTTAGCTCCTGCGAGCAATATGTCTTGGGGACTAAGGAGCCCTTCCATTTCCTCTTTTATTATTTCAATGCCTGCACAGATGAACACTATAGCCATGTTATTCAAGACTGTTGTTAACCTAGTCCCAGAATACTCAATAACACCATTATCTTGTTGTTTTAGGTGTATGGTTTTCTCTTTTTTCCAAGGGTCCTTTAATTTAACTCCCAGGTTTGAGTAATTGGCAAAAGCGTCAGCTACATGCTCATACCCAGGCAACCTAAGGAGTTTATCAACAGAACGGAAAATTGGACCTTGATTACTACAATCACACGATGATATATCCATTTCAAATGTGTGATGAACACCGTTTAATATAATACTACCGATGACATCATCAGAGTGGTAATAAATTATGTTGCGTCGGTTTTTATGCACTGTCCTAAAAACTTCGTCCAAGATGATCAGCTTTGGAGATTTTATAAAGACAATGTCAAAACAACCTATTGTTACGGGTTCAGTCATGGCTTCTTTTATATGCTCAACGAGGTAGCCCCCGACTAGAGCGGCCTCGGAGCCAAAGTCACCAATGAATCGTGGTCTCTTCCCTGGCTTAGCAAACTCATAGACTTTGCTTTTGCCAAGTACTTCAACACACCACTTCTCATACTTTGCTACGGCGTGTAACTCATCCAAGTTCTTGAGAGCATTCAAACGCATCTTTCTCTTGGCGTGAGGTGCCATGGCATACTTTATGATGGAATCGGTAGGAGTGTCATCAACGATTCTCTTTGTGCGTGAGACTATTACATCAATAAAGTTGGTGACAAGTTCACTGTTTTCCATTCGCCGTTGGTTACCAAGCAACAGCTCTTCATCGACACGTTTGCCAATTATCCTGCGTAGCCCCAAGGTAAGATTATTACCTGAACAAGCATACACAGTTCCAGTGTGAGAGAACCCAGGTCCAACGAAACTCTTGTAGAAATTGCGTGGTTTAAAGGTCATCAAGGGTCCTCCGGTAATCAACAAATTTTGTATTTTCTCATTTTTGCTGTACAAACGCTCGTTATAGACATATTCTTTGGTATCTACAGCTTCAGTGGGGTATATGCGCACGGCACCAATATGTACAACCCCATATGTCCCTAGTCAGAAGGAGACACGACTGCTAATGAGGGCCGAAGGGCCCAATAGCATGTCTCGCACCCGTTTTAGGTGAGTTAGCTGTTGATAGGTTATGACAACTGCCAGGTTCAATTCCTCGGGAGTGGCATTGGGGAACTGTCGTGTGCTCTCTGCCAACCAGTTTTCCAGCAACCGAGTAGAATTCAATAGTTTTGAAGAAATAAATTCCCTCATCATCCATTTAATCATTTTCGAATCTGCCACATAGTCAGAGTATGAGCTGACACCTAAGTGATCAAGTGTGCTCTGTTCCATCTGAAAGAATTTCATCCAAGTCCTGCGCTCACCGTAGGGTTTAGAAAACTCCTTTGAATCGCTACCGTATAATCCCTTGAGTAGGGGACCAAAATACTCAAGGTTTCCGATGACATAGCGTTTTGGCTCAGGGACATATTTCTTAGGATCAGGTTGTGATTGCGGTGGACAGCAAATAACACATGGTTTATTGGGGCGCTCAACCCAACCTTCTTCCCCTGCAATACATGATAAAGAATCATTCCAGAAGTCAGAATCAGAATCTGGCTTCATGGGGCTTGCGGGTAGGTCGGGGACATCCTTCCAATAATCAAAATCATCATATATTTCAGGTATTGGTATAGGCAATGGTGGAGCTGAAGGGACCACAACTTTGACATTGTTCATTATTGAATTACAAATAGAATCTTCAAAACCTTCTGTTTCTAGATCCCAACCACAATGTTGAGCTGGGGACTCTTGTGCGCGAAAGTTATCAGTCGGAGCCTCTATTTTAGGTGGTGAGTCTAAAATGAAGGATTCATTACGTGGCAACTTGTTAAAGAGGTTCTTAGCCTTCCGGGCTCTTGCAAAGTTTCCACTGACTTTCCTCTTCCTTTTCTTGGGTACACCATTGGTATCAACAGTGATGCTGCCGCTGCTGAGTGAGCTAATGGTGGACGAGTCATCATTGGGGAGAACCGGGGATGGTAATTGTGGTGATGGAATCTCCAACACTGAGGCATTGCTTTTAGGCAACACAATTACACCACCTGGTTTCATGTCCTTGGGGTGATGATTTACGACAGTTTTTTGTTCTGAGGCCAACACAGGTTTTCGTATTGACCCAAAAATACGTCCTTTCACATTCTCATAGTTCTGCTTTCGGGCTGCCAATGATGGAAGGCTGGTTTTCTTTGGTAGCTGACTAGAAGGACTACCATGTTGAACCTTCGTATTTCTCCTCCTCCAGTCATCAGCGTTCCGAGGCTCACTTCGAGGCTTGCGCTTAGCTAGGCGTTCCAACATCTCTGGGAGCATCTTTTGATATTGGGGGTCATACAGGCGATTATTCCTTTTCAGGTCTTCTCCGGGTGCACCACCAGCGGCGACATGTATAATTTCGGAAACATACTGGGATTTCAACGGACCTTTATGGACATTAAGCAAATATTCGACCTTATTGAATTGCTCGTCGCATTTTTTCTCCCAGTCTAAAGCAGCTTGAAAATCATCATCCTCTTTCTTGAGTTTAGCTTCATCTAATATTTTTTGTATCCTAGAGGCGTGGTGCGCCGGGTCAAGTCTTTTTGATGGTTTAAGGGGCCTAATCATGCCGCATCCAGGTGCTGGCCTGATCTTCTGTTTCTTGTTAATGTTTAACATTGCAGATAGGTCATCAGTGTTCGTCCACGAGCCGTTATTACCATTAATTGTCAAGACTTTCCAGAGTACAAGATTACACATCCACCTTATATCTGTGGCACTGCCACGCCAATAGCGTGAATCACAAGGCAAACCTTCTTCTTCTGTACTTAGAAATGTATCATCCCTGGAGAATATAATTCCTACTAATTCTCCTGCATCCTCAACATAATAATAACAAATCCCTCGAACAAATGTCTCATAAACGTTGTATTTAACAGTTTTATGATAAACTGACAAAATGACATCATCTGCATTAGTTGCTTCCCCTTGGTTGCCATTAAGCTGACTCTTAACCTTATGGTTCCCAGCTGGTTTCAATGGCAAAATGCTGTAAGCTTGGTTTAAACCATGCTCGTCACCAACAGCACGTGCAATAATTGAGGAACGGTCGACTTCACTCAATTTGGGGTAATTTCTCTTTTCCTTCCTGGGTAACGATCCAGTAAGTGATAGTGCACTGAATTCCGCAACAAGCTGACTGTTACAGCCACCAACAACATCTTTGCCCTTGACGACAACAACATCTCTAACAGAGGAAGTATATTTATGACGAGCACTAGTGCTACTAGCCAAATTGCCAGGGGGAGTGATGAAATATTTCTCGAAATCACGTTTCAGCTTGTGGGGCTCAACACAGAGGCCACCATAGAGTGGGTTATATGATGGTGAATGACGGGCTGGTGAGTATCGAACCTTGTACCAGGCGATAACATCCTTGGCACAGGTATTGGTGTACTTCGAGCGGTCTATGTGGTCATATAACAACTCCATTAACGAGGTGAGCTCCTGTGGAGGCAATGAAAACCCACGGCCATTCTTCTTTGAAGAATATGGCAGGTTAGGTTTCCTTTTTGGGGCAGGGTTTTCGTACTCGACTTCACGAGGCTTGAAATCCTTTTCAACATGGCTAGATCTAACGAAGCGGTTTTTAATTTCCTTCCCTTCAGCTATTCTGCGATGATCATGTTGTGTTTTACCCATATCAGTTTAAGTGCTCCACTAAGTGAAGCGTCTTGCGTGACAAACGTTATGCGTAACGAACGGTTTGTTTTTCGGTTGTCTCCGAAAGAGTGTTGTAAGGACAGTCTAACATGTGGGTAGATCGGCTAGAGAAGTACGGCCAGTGCGCGGGCGGTAGCGGGGAGCACTATCGGGGCAGCCTTCTTAGCGGTCTCTTTAAGACCATTCATCAATAAGGAATAATTGTCGACACCGGGGTACGCGTTCTGGCGGTTGCCAATACCAGCCATGGCTGACATGACGGCAGTGGCACCGGAGATATCTATCTCATTGGGAGTAGACATCACAGTAAAAGTAGGTCCCGCAGCTTCGTAGTGGAGGATGTATTGAACAGTAAAAGTGTTACCGGCGGTGGAATTAATGAGGATACCACTAGTGGGTGCACCAACACGGCCTTGAGCAGCAGCGTAAGTAAACGATGCCGTGGCCTGATAAGACGTCTTAAGCTCATCGTTGCTTGACCAGGGATACATAGGGCAGCCTTGGGCTGCACGCAGTTCGACAGCCTCGGGTGTGGTGTCACACTCGGCTTCACATGCATTTGTAAGGGTCAACTCAAGAGTTTTGCGTGTGACGGGACGAATTATTGTGTCGGAGAGGAGAGAAAGGTCACTAGCAGATGCCGCGCAAATGTTAATGCGGTTGGTCCCACCGATGGCGTAATAGACGCCACCCATATTAAGTTCAGTGCCAGTGTATGTTATGCGGGCGCCAACTGAAACAATCCGAAAACCAGCTTTACCGTCGGCTGCGGTGAAGTCGATGAAATTTTCGGCTCCGGCGACGGATTTCAGCTGCTGGGTAACAACACCAGTGTTAAGAGTGTTGTTAGCAGAGCAAATGCTCATATAAGTCCCAGTGTAAGCAGCGCTTGTTGAAAATGCTTGTATGCAATTACCAGCGGGGTTAGGGCAGAAGGCAACCCAACCCCAACCTTGAGTACCTACAGCAACACTGAAAGTACCGATAACAGTTCCCTTATAAGTGGCAATAGCTGGAGGCATAGGAATGCATGCGCCGCGCGCAGCAGGGTCGAATGGATCTGCACATGCCAAAAGGTACTTAGAAGCACACATGCCAAGCTTGACAGTACCAGTGTACTTCTTAAGGTACTGGTCTGCACTGTTGGTGATGGATTTGATTGTTTTACGCCCACGTGTTTCTATTATACGCGTGGCCTTACGTCCGATAACCCTTCGACCGAGACGGCGAAGACGGTTGGAAAGATTGGAAGATCTACGTTTGGAAGTTTTTCTTGTCATGTTAGTTAAAGGGCACAATGTAATTGTGCGTTTTACAACAAAGGTGGCAAATCTATTACTCGGCCAAGCCACCAATACAACAGCTGCCGGTCGACCGCAACTGAGGGAAAAGGATT